GCACCAGAAAACCCTAAGAGACAATCCGAAATACGGTTGCAGATGGCGAGAATAAGAACAGGAACCTCTTGACAAACACATAGAAATGTGTTATAATACCAGTAACTGATTATTAGGAGTGGGTTTGGTGTGCGACTAGACTCACCCCTGATGAGCGGAAACCCGTAAAGTGAACCCCCCGCACGGGGTCGGGATAACGCACAGAGGAGGATTATGGCTGACGAAGAAACTGTGGATACCCCACAAGGTAGAGATGCAGATTGGGAAGGAGAGTACAAAAAGCTCCAACGGAAGTTTAACCGCAACCTTACTAAAGCTAAGGATACTGGCGTGAGGATAGCTGAGCTAGAGGCAGGCCAGAAGCGGGCTGAAGGATTACTACAATCCCTACTTGAAACGACAAGTTCGTTTGGGGATGAAAGTGTAGTGGAGCGTACACGCGAAACGATGCGCGGTCTCGAAGACCAACGTCGAAATGATACAACCGCTGCTCAGTTTGAAGGCGAGCTAAATAGCCTACTTGACGAATACGATGTAGATTGGACGTCAGACGATAGGCTAGATGGGGCTCGAAGGCTATTAGATGAGGTCAATCAGTCGGGAGACATGCAACGTCTTTCGGAAGTCAGGCGACTTACCCAGGAGGCCTTAGCACCTAATTCGTTTAATGAACCAACAGAATCCCAAATACAAGAGGCGATTCTAAAAGACCGACAAGAGCACGGGCGCGTAGACACGGGCTCTTCGGTAGGAGGTGGTCAGCGATTCACTCGACAGGATGTCGCAAACCTTGACCCAATTAAGCTTGGTGTTAAAGGGATGCGGGAAGAGCTAGATAAAGTCTACGACCAAATGAAAAATTAATGGGAGAACATTATGGCAGCAGGCGCAACAGAATTTATAGATAATACGACGGCTGACGTATTTATTCCAGAACTCTGGAGTATGGAGGCTATCGTGGCACGGGAGAACCAATTAGTATTTGCTAACTTGGTTGACCGTAAATTTGAAAATGGGTTATCCTTTGGGGACACTATCCATATCCCTGGTGTGAGTAACCTTGCTGCTCGTACTAAGAGCACTAACGGTGCCGTAACGTACGAGACAGTCACTGAATCAAACACGGATATCTCTATTGGTACGCATGAATATGCGGCTATTGCCTTAGAGAACATTACCCGTGTACAGAACAACCGTGACCAACTCAAACTCTATGCTGGCAAGCTGGGCTATGCCTTGGCCTTGGCAGTTGACGATGTGTTGGCAGGTCTAGTAGACAACTTCAGTCAGACCGTTGGAACCCTCGCCGTCGAATTAACCGATGACGAACTCCTACGTTCTAGGCAGTATCTGGACGATGCAGATGCGCCACAAGACAGTCGTGTAATGATAGTCAGCCCCGCCCAAGAGACGGGTCTGTTGAAGCTTGACCGCTTCGTCCACAACGATTACGAGTCTATCCACGGCCCAGGTCGTGAGACCGGCTTAGAGAAAGCCTACGTCGCCTCATTCATGGGGATGCCGATTTATCGTTCGGTAAACGTCGAAGGTACTAACGCCGCTGGTCACGACAATGGCATGTTCCAGAAGGAAGCCCTCGCCTTGGTTATGCAAATTTCCCCGAAGACCTACCACCAATTCGATATTGATTATATCGTTGACAAGGTTGTCATTGAACAGCTTTATGGTACTAGTGAGATACGGGACGACCACGGCGTATGGATGAAGGGAGCTTAATAACAATATGGTGGAAAGTAGTGAAGCCACTGAGTTGGTGGATACTCAGCCGAAAGCAAATAAGACTACGGATAGGCTAGACCAACTAGAAGTAATGATAGCTGGTCTAGCCAGCTCCGTAGAAGGGTTAACTAGTAAGCTAGCTAATCCACAGGCCGTCAATCGTACGCTAAACCCCGAGGCTTTGCTAGAGGGTAGCGTCGAGGATGTCCGAAAACGGGTGATAGACCTAAAGTACCCAGGCCGTGCGGAGAATGGGCTGCAACCTGATGACATAGTGCTACCAAAACCTGGCTCTGAATTTGAGAGGAAGGTTCGTGGTGGCTTGAAGTTAGAGGGCGATGCCCCAACCCCGCTAGGCCAAGTTATTAATTATATGTACGTCACTAAAAGAGAAGACGAAGTAAAGTACAAAGTATTCTTTAAGGGCTACGGTAAAGACGGTTGCCTAGAGAGCGA